CATGATTTACTCCTTGAGATTATTGATTGGACAGGGAATGAAACAGCTGAGAGACGTCATCCTCTCAGCTTTGGGGGAGAATGGGGACAACTCGTCCCCGTTGAGATTATTGAAAGGAAACAGAAGCACGCAACTGGGCAATGAACTCGTTGAACTGAGCTTGCGTCAAGCGTGAGTCAATAATCTTCTTGGTTGTACCGCTAACCAAACCACGGGGCAAGACGATAGGCTCGCTTGCACCTGATGATGCAGGCAACTTCTTGCCTTTGATGTCACTCAATAATCTTGTGACTGCTCGCTTGGCGTTCTCGTAGTTTGCATGAGTGCTATCCATGACCTTCGTACCCTTGGCTTTGCCCTTGCCAGCGATAAGAGGCACGTCATACTTGGGCTTGCTCGCCACGATAGGCAGGATCACGATACGCACCTGCTCATGCGTCATGTGTGAGGCATCTTTGCGTGCCTTGACAATGCAATCGTCATACATCAGTGCGTGATCGAGTGCGAGAGAGATATTGGAAGCTAAAGACATTTTGATTCTCCTAGAGATAGATAAAGAACGGGGACACCTTGTCCCCAATCGGCTAGAGAACCATTCCCTAACCGATACATCTATTGTATGAATGGGTGTTATTTGGGGGGTTTTGGCGACCCTCGTTTTGCCCTGCCGTTGACCCCACCCATCCCCCACCACCCCTTTTGGGGGTCGCCACCCAGCTTGCGCATAAACACTATTCCATAACCGCACAGCACGTTTTTCAAAAACAGGATTCAAATACCCCTATTACGATCCCCCACCCCCCAAAAATTATAAAAAATTTCCAAGGTACCATGTCAAACGTTGGACACGTCATAATAAAAAAATGCCCCGAACCTTTCGACTCGGGGCAAAAGATGGCAACTGAAACCATCAAGGAGAAGCAATGACTTGCGCCATTACCGAAAAGAAGTGTACACTAACACCAACGAGGCAACAAGTGCGACGCCAGCACTAACCCTACGCAATGCTAGAACATTTGATTTACGGCGAGTTTCATCCAGAGGTGGTCGACGCCACTGCGGAAATCCTGTCTTTTGAAAAGGCGGATCCAACCACGACCATTGACGCCAAAGTCAAGACGGCTGAATGGTTAAAGAACTTAGAGCTTGAAGACGAAGAGATCGAGACTAAGGCAGAACAAGAATCCGCCCGTAAATCTTTTGCAAGCCTCGTGACAGGCCAGTCTGTTGGGAATACGCAACAAGCGCTAGCTAATTTAAAAACCCCTGCTGCGGTGCAACATTTAGTTGGGATGCTTACCGCCTACGATTGGGCGTTTGTCGAGCAAGCCAAAGAACTGCGGGGCTATGCAGTAGCGCAAATTCTAGAAGAAGTCAAGCACCCCGACGCCCGCATACGCCTAAAGGCGCTAGACATGTTGGGTAAGGTCACCGAAGTGGCGTTGTTCACGGAACGTGTGGAGATCAAAAAAACGCAGATGTCTGACGCTGAGCTTGAGACGCGTATTAAAGAAAAGCTCAACAGGTTCATGGGCGTGATCGACGTTGTTGACGTTGCGGAAGATAAAGATGAAGCCTGAGAACTTCACAACGCTCAGCAAGCTTGAGCTAGAAGCCATGTCTAAGGCGTTGCCGCACATGAGCGTCAAAGAAAAGATGGAGTTGTACGACGACTTAGAGCTTCGGGAGTCCCGCGCTAGACTACAGGCAGCCAAAACAAACATGCTGGGTTTCGCCCAAGCGGTATATCCGGGCTTTAAGATCGGCCCACACCACAAGAAGCTAGCAAAAATCTTTACAGATGTGGTCGAGGGTAGGAAAAAGCGCGTGATTATTAACATTGCGCCACGTATGGGTAAGTCTGAGTTCAGCTCTTACCTGTTCCCTGCGTACTTCCTAGGTAAATACCCTGAGAAGAAGATCATTATGGGCACGCACACTGCGGGTCTGTCTGAAGACTTTGGTAGGCGCATACGTAACTTGATTGATTCGGAGGAGTACCGTGATGTCTTTCCTCAAACTCTTGTTGCAGACGACCAAAAGGCTGCTGGCAAATGGTCTACTAGCGCTGGGGGTCAGTACTATGCTGCTGGTGTCGGTGGAGCACTGGCTGGTCGTGGCGCCGATTTATTTGTTATTGACGACCCTCATTCTGAGCAAGACGTAAAGTCCAACAGTAGACTCGCGTTTGATACGGCGTGGTCTTGGTTCCAGACGGGCCCGCTGCAACGTCTGATGCCGGGTGGTGGGATTATCATTGTGATGACCCGTTGGTCGCTCCTAGACCTGACTGGGCGCCTGATTGACTACCAAACCAAGAACCCAGAGGCTATTCCATGGGAGATTGTGGAGTTGCCGGCCATTTTGAACGAGAACGAGGATGACGAGAAGTCACTCTGGCCAGAGCAGTGGTCACTTGAGGCGTTGAAGTCCACAAAAGCCAGTATTGACCCGCGTTATTGGAATGCGCAGTACATGCAGCAGCCCACATCTGAGAACTCGGCCATCGTGAGCCGCAAAATGTGGCGTATTTGGGAGCATGACGACCCGCCAAAGTGCGAATACATCATCCAGTCTTGGGATACGGCGTTTGAAACCAAGAACACATCCGATTACTCTGCGTGTACAACGTGGGGCATCTTCTACAACGAGGAAGAAAATGACTCGCCCCAACTTATCCTGCTCGACGCTTTTAAAGACCGGATGGCTTTTCCCGAACTCAAGGTTGTTGCACTCAAGCAATACAAAGAGTGGGAACCCGACGCGTTCATTGTGGAGAAAAAGGCATCTGGGGGGCCGTTGATTCAAGAACTCCGGGCGCTTGGGATCCCAGTACAAGAATTTTCCCCAAGTCGTGGCAACGACAAGATGGTACGTGTCAACGCGGTTGCGGATTTATTCAGTTCAGGTAAAGTCTGGGCACCCGACACACGCTGGGCACGGGAAGTGATTGAAGAAGTGGCCGCGTTCCCAGTTGGGGAGCACGACGACTACGTGGATACGACAACACAGGCGCTGCTACGCTTTAGGCAAGGCGGCTTTATCAGTTTAGATACAGACGAGAAAGATGACCTCGAAATCTTTCGCCGCAGGAAAGCCGAATACTACTGATGACTACACAGAAGTTCATGGGCAAGAACCAACTGATCGACCGATTGGCCGCGCAGATGGGATCGCGTGACGGAGCTTTGGATGTACTGCGCCAGCGTGGGCATGTAGACGCACAGGGAAATTTGACAGAAGCCGGTAAAAAGCGCGATGCTATGACGGCTGAAGAACGCGCTCTTGACAGAGCAAGCCAACGCACAGGTAAGAAACCGTCGGCCTTTAAATACTACCCCAGCACAAACCGTGCAACTTTGAGAAAGAAATTCTGACATGGCTACCAACATCGACAAAGCGCTGTACCAACAACCTATGGGCATTGATGCGCTGGGCGAACAAGAGTCCCCCCTTGAGATCGAGATCGTTGATCCCGAAGAAGTAACCATTGGTATGGACGGGATGGAGATTACCCTCAAGCCCGGAGAGGGCGACGCTGAAGAAGGCTTTGACGATAACTTGGCCGAGTACATTGACGATGGTGCCTTGCAGTCGCTTGCGGGTGACTTGGTGTCCGATATTGACAACGACAAGAATGGCCGCAAGGATTGGGAGAAGACGTACGTTGATGGTCTGAAGCTGCTGGGCTTGCAAATTGAAGAGCGCACGGAGCCGTGGAATGGCGCATGCGGTGTGTTCCACCCCATGATTACAGAAGCCGTTGTGCGCTTCCAAGCAGAGACAATCACTGAGACGTTCCCAGCCCAAGGGCCTGTGCGTAGCAAACTCATCGGCAAAGAGACGCCAGAGATGAAAGAAGTTGCGTCTAACGTTGAAGACGACATGAACTACGAGTTGACGGAAGTCATGACGGAGTACCGCGCTGAACATGAGCGCATGCTCTGGTCACTGCCGGCTACAGGCTCAGCGTTTAAGAAGGTGTACTACGACCCCAACCTTGGCCGTCAAGTTTCCATGTTTATTCCTGCGGAAGACATGCTGTTGCCATACGGCACAACGGATTTAGATACTTGCTACCGCATCACGCACATCATGCGTAAGACCAAGAACGAGATTATTAAGCTTCAGCAGGTTGGCTTTTACCTTGACATTGAGTTGCCAGACTCACCCAAAGATTTAACAGACATTCAAAAAGCCAAAGACCGCGAGACAGGCTTTAGTGATTTGAACGACGACCGCTACACGCTGTATGAGTGTCATGTGGACTTGAACCTTGAAGGTTACGAAGATGAAGACGACGCTGGTGAAGAGACCGGCATCATGTTGCCGTACGTTGTCACGTTGCTTAAAGGCTCCAACGACATCCTGTCAATTCGCCGCAACTGGAAGGAAGATGATGACCTTCGCCTCAAGCGTCAGCACTTTGTGCACTACCAATATATTCCGGGTTTTGGAGCTTACGGCTTCGGGCTGTTCCATCTTATCGGAGGCTTTGCTAAATCCGCTACATCCCTCATGCGACAACTTGTCGATGCAGGAACGCTCAGTAACTTGCCCGGCGGACTTAAAACCCGTGGCCTTCGCATCAAAGGCGACGACACACCAATCGCACCCGGAGAGTTCCGTGATGTAGACGTTGGTTCTGGCACGATCCGCGACAACATCTTGCCGCTGCCATACAAGGAGCCAAGCGCCACGTTGTTTAACTTGATGCAGACCATCGTTGATGAAGGCAGGCGTTTTGCCGCGACTGCTGACATGAAGGTCAGCGATATGTCTGCGCAGGCTCCCGTGGGAACCACGCTTGCGTTATTAGAACGTCAGTTAAAGGTAATGACTGCGGTGCAGGCCCGTGTGCACTTTGCCCTGAAGCAAGAGTTCAAACTTTTGAAGAACATCATCCGCGACTACACAGACGCGGACTACACATACACACCAGAGTACGGCACTCGCAAAGCTAAGAAAGCCGACTATGACTTGGTGGATGTTATCCCCGTGTCAGACCCCAACGCTGCGACCATGTCTCAGCGCGTTATCCAGTACCAAGCTGTCATTCAGATGGCGCAGATGGCTCCAGACATTTACAACCTCCCCGAACTCCACAGGGGAATGCTCAACGTGTTGGGCATCAAGAACGCCGAAAAGCTTGTACCAATTGAGGACGATCAGAAGCCAACCGACCCTGTGTCGGAAAACCAAAATGCGCTCAAGGGCAAACCAATCAAAGCGTTCTTGCACCAAGATCATCAGTCGCACATCCAAGTGCACATGATGCTTTTGCAAGACCCAATGATGCAGCAATTTATTGGCCAGAACCCACAGGCTCCTAAGATCATGGGTGCAATTACGGCCCACATTGCGGAGCACGTTGGATACAAAATGCGTCAGCAGATTGAACAACAGTTGGGTATGCCTTTGCCACCCGAAGACGAGAAGTTGCCACCGCAAGTGGAGATTGCCTTGTCGAGCATGATGGCTCAAGCGGCCCAACAGGTAATGATGCAGAACCAAGCGCAAGCCGCGCAACAGCAAGCACAGCAACAGATGCAAGACCCTGTCATGCAGATTCAAATGCAGGAACTCCAACTCAAGGGTCAGGAACTGGAGTTAAAGAAACAGAAGATCATGATGGACGCTGCCGCCAAAGCCGATGCACAGGCTTTGAGAGAGCAAGAAGTCAGTGGCAAACTGGAACTAGATGCTCTTCGCACAGGCGCGCAAATCAAAGAGAGCGAATTTAAGCAACAGTTTGAACAAGAACGTGCCGGAATACAGCTTGGTTCCGACATCGCAAAGAGTAAAGCCCAAATGGATTTACAGGCGCGGACTGCTGCGCTTCAACACGGCAGTAAACAACGTGAGCCTAAATCATGATCCAAGACTTCGTACGCGTATTACGTGAAAAATTACGCACTGACATGAACAACTATGCCGATGACTTGGCTGGCGGTTCTTGCCGTACTTTTGAAGAGTATCAAAAACTTTGCGGGATTATTCAGGGTCTAGCCCTCGCAGAGCGTTATTTAATTGACCTTGCGCAGAAAGTTGAAGAATCAAATGAGTGATGTTGATTTATCCCCCGGTGCTTTTGCACTGCCTGAACCCATCCAGCCTCTGGATGCTCCTGAAGCTACTGATGAGCTAAAGGCCACGCAACTTCCTATCCCCACAGGTTGGAAGATTCTTTGCGCGGTACCCGACATCTCTGAACGTATCGACGGTACAAGTCTGGACTTAGTCCGGCCTATTGAAGGTATGCGACTGGAAGAAACAGCAACCACCGTGTTGTTTGTTTTAAAAGTTGGCCCCGATGCGTACAATGACACCGCCAAGTTTCCTAATGGAGCATGGTGTAAAGAGGGCGACTTCGTGTTAGTACGTACTTACTCCGGCACAAGATTCAAGATCTTTGGCAAGGAGTTTCGTCTCATCAACGACGACCAAGTTGATGCTGTTGTGCAAGACCCCCGTGGCTTAACCCGCGCTTGAAAGGAAGAATATGGCTGAATCATACAAGTTCCCCGACGAAGTCGAGGACAAAAAGACCGCTGACGTTGAGTTTGAAATAGAAGGCGAAGGCGAGATAGAGATTGAAATCGAAGACGATACCCCTGAACGTGACAGAGGCCGCAAGCCCCTAGACCGCGAAGTGCTTGACCCAACCGATGAAGAAATCGAGTCCTATTCTGACAAAGTCAAGGGACGCATTAAAGAGTTGACCCACGCCCGTCACGACGAGCGCCGTGTCAAAGAAGCGACAATGCGTGAGAAGCAAGAACTTGAGCGTCTTGCACAGCAGTTGATTGAGGAGAACAAACGCCTCAAGCAAAACGTCTACACAGGGCAAGAAGCCATCATTGAAGGCGCTAAGTCAAAGGCCGAGAGTGAGTTGGACAGAGCCCGTGGCAGACTCAAAGCAGCACAGGAATCGTTTGACACAGACGCCATCATTGAAGCCCAAGAAGCTGTGATGGATGCAAAGATTCGTGCAGAACAAGTAAAAAATTATCGTCCTACCCCTTTACAGGAAGAAAATTTTGAGGTACAAACACAGCAAGCCCAACCTTCAAGGGCTGAACCGGACGAAAAAACTCTGCGCTGGCAGGCAAAAAACCAGTGGTTCGGACAGCAAGGGTTTGAAGAATACACCAGCTACGCACTAGGGCTGCATCAGAAACTAGTCACAAACGGAGTGGATCCCCGCTCTGCTGAATATTTCGACCAAATTGATGGTCGCATGAAGTCAACTTTTCCGGATTTATTCGGGCAAGCAAATGACAAGCCAAGGTCTGGTGAGGTTCAAAAACGACCTACGACAGTGGTTGCCTCTGTATCTCGTTCTACGAGTGCAGGAAAGATTAAGCTAACTCAAACGCAAGTAGCGTTAGCGAAAAAATTTGGTTTAACCCCGCAGCAATATGCTGTTCAAGTAGCAAAGTTGGAGAATTAAGATGGCTGAAACAATTGACCGCTCAAATCGTGACACTAAGTCACGCGATAAATCTGCTCGTACGGTATACGTACCACCGAGCAACCTGCCCGATCCGACACCTGATCCAGATTACATGTTTCGCTGGGTAGCGACACACGTGCTAGGTCAGCCATTAGCCAACAACGTGTCTTTACAGATGCGCGATGGTTATGAGCCGGTGAAAGCAGTGGATCATCCAGAATTGGCTTTGTTTGGCAACAACGCAAATGGCAACGTTGAAATTGGTGGGCTGATGCTTTGCAAGGCTCCCAAAGAACGCGTCCAAGCCCGCGCTGAGTACTATGCCAACCAATCCCAAAACCAGATGGATTCAGTTGACAATCATTTCATGCGAAATAACGACCCTCGGATGCCCTTGTTTGCTGATCGCAAGTCAACATCAAGTCGCGGAACAGGTTTTGGTTCTGGTACTAAATAAGGAGTCTATAGATGGCATATCCTACCATTGACAAGACGTATGGTTTCAAGCCGGTCAATCGACTGGACGGACTACCCTACGCCGGAGCGATCCGTCAAATCCCAATCGCGCCTGCTTACGCAACAGCAATCCTGAACGGTGATACCGTTAAAGTGAATACTAGTGGCTACATTGTTGCCGCTGATACCACTGACTCAGGTAACATTGTTGGTGTGTTGGTTGGATGTTCTTACATCAATTCGTTGAGTCAACCTACGTATTCACAAGCGTACCCAGCCGCAGTTTCAACTTCAACAGCTATGGCCATGGCCTTTGTTGTGGATGATCCTAGTGCTGTGTTCCGTGTTTGCGCTACAGTCGCTTCTTCCACCACTCCTACAGCTTACAGCCGTGCGATTGTTGGTTCTAACGTGGCTTTGGTTGCTAACGTAGGTTCTACCACCACAGGTGACTCGTATTACGGTATTGACGGTTCTTCCGCCAACACTACTAACACGCTTCCCGTACGTGTTGTTGACGTTGTGCCTGATACTGCGACTGGCGTTGCCACCGTAGCTGCCACGACATATTACGAGTTCCTCGTTAAATTCAACACGGCTCAGTACAACAGTACTACCGGCATTTAAGGAGTAACTTACCATGGCTATTTCACGCGCACAACTACTTAAAGAACTGCTCCCCGGTTTGAACGCTTTGTTCGGCTTGCAGTATGCTACTTACGGCGAAGAGCACAAAGAAATCTACGAAACAGAGAAATCTGAGCGTAGCTTTGAAGAAGAGACCAAACTTTCTGGTTTCTCTGCTGCTCCAGTCAAGAACGAGGGTTCAGCCATTGCTTATGACAATGCGCAAGAAGCGTTCACGGCTCGCTATAACCACGAAACCATCGCCTTGGGTTTCTCAATCACTGAAGAAGCGGTTGAAGATAACTTGTACGACAGCTTGTCTGCTCGCTACACCAAGGGCTTGGCTCGTGCTATGGCCTACACCAAGCAGGTTAAAGCTGCATCCGTCTTAAACAACGGTTTCAGCGCAGCCTATGTTGGTGGCGATGGTGTTGCTCTGTTCTCTACAGCGCACCCATTAGTGTCTGGTGGCACTAACAGCAACCGTCCTTCAACCAATGCTGACTTGAATGAAACATCGTTGGAAAACGCTGTGATTCAGATCGCTGCTTGGACTGATGAGCGCGGCCTGTTGATCGCTGCTAAGCCTAAGAAATTGATCGTGCCTCCAGCACTTCAGTTCGTTGCTACTCGTTTGCTCGAAACCAGCCTCCGCGTTGGTACAACAGACAACGACATCAACGCATTGAAGAACAACGGCTCAATCCCTGATGGCTACACAATCAACCACTACCTGACCGACACAAACGGCTGGTTCTTGACAACTGACGTACCTAACGGCTTGAAGCACTTCGAGCGTATGGCGTTGTCCACATCTATGGATGGTGACTTCGACACAGGTAACGTTCGTTACAAGGCCCGTGAGCGTTATAGCTTCGGCTGGTCTGATCCATTGGGCGTCTTTGGCTCCCCCGGTTCAACCTAATAAAACAGCCCCACAAGGGTAAGTTTGAGGCCACCTTTGGGTGGCCTTTTTGTTGTCATAAAGTTAAACTACGATGGACTTGCAGCCGCGGTGGTTGCACAAACACAGGGGCACATCATGAAATTTGAAATGGAATTTGGATACTTTGGTAATAACAAACTTTCTATTGAAACAACTGATTTTGATATGATTCAGATTTTTCAAGAGTTTGTTCAGTTTCAAGAAAACTATGGCTGGGCG